TTTTATCCAACTTTCATTACTGGTCTATCTGGTAATGGTAAAACATTAAACGTATTACAGGCATGTTCTGAATTAAAAAGAGAATGTATCAGAGTTAACGTGACTATTGAAACAGACGAAGACGATTTACTTGGTGGTTTCAGATTAGTCAACGGCGAAACTGCCTGGCACGATGGTCCAGTTGTTGATGCAATGAAAAGAGGCGCGGTTCTTCTTTTAGATGAGATCGACCTTGCTTCAAATAAGATCATGTGTTTACAACCTATCTTAGAAGGTAAGGGTGTGTTCTTAAAAAAGATCAACGAATATATCGAACCTGCTAAAGGTTTCAATGTGATTGCGACTGCCAATACTAAAGGTAAAGGTTCTGATGATGGTAGATTTATCGGTACCAATGTTCTGAACGAGGCATTCTTAGAAAGATTTCCGATTACTTTCGAACAGTCTTATCCTACAGTTAAGATTGAACAGAATATCGTTCTGAAAGTATTTGAAAGTCTTGGTATCAAAGACAAAGAGTTTGCTGAAAACTTAGTTAAGTGGGCAGACGTTATTAGAAAAACTTTCTATGACGGTGGTATTGATGAGATTATCTCTACCAGAAGACTAGTTCACATTGCCAATGCTTATGCAATCTTTAATAATAAGATGAAGGCAATTCAAGTTTGTACCAACAGATTTGACGAAGACACTAAAAACAGTTTCCTTGACCTGTATACCAAAGTCGATGCAGGTGAAGACCTTAGTCAATTAAATCAGACTGAGGAACCAGTTTCCAATGATAGTGAGGAGAACGAACAATATTAGTATGAACAAAACTGATCGTTCAAAACCTATCCGTAATGTAGACCTCAATCAGGCGTCTTCCAAGGCGCCTGATACTATGACTGAAGACGAACATTATTACAAATCATTCTTTGAAAGTATTAATGAAAAACTATCAGTCATGGACGATGAGGTTGAAGAAATACTTGGATTTAAAGTTCAAGATAATACAGAGAGTTTAAACAGATTATACAAACTTATCAACAATATAATTAAATCAACTCCTGTGATTAAAACCGATTACATTGGTACATTGGTAAAAAAATTTATGAATGAAGTGGCACATACACATCAAGGCATGATGATTGAGGCGAAAAAAGATGGTAGAGAAAAAGGTGTTGTTGACATGGAAACAAAGTATCGCCAAGAAATGAATAGTATGGAAGATGATATATCAGATTTAGAAAGAGATAACCAAGGTTTGGTAGAAGAAGTAAAACGTGTAAATGATAAGTACCAGACATTAAGAGATCAATATAAAGACGAAACATCTAAACTAAAACTTGAAGTAAAAAGATTAACAGATTTGATCGATGGTGTTGAAAAACCTAAATCAAAAGAAGTGAAGTGGTCAATTTAAGGGGGTGATTAATTGACAACACAAATAAACGTAAAAGTTTTCAATAATAATGTTGAGAAAGCAATTCGTGTTCTGAAAAAGAAAATACTCAAAGAGGGTATTATCAGAGAATTGAAAGAAAGACGTTATTATGAAAAACCATCAGAGAAGAAACTCAAAGAACAAAAAGAGAATATTCGAAGATGGAGAAAAGCACAAAAACGAAGAATGGAGCGTGATTAATATGCTAAAATCGTTTTTCAATATACTTAGTGACACTTTGTCAACTGAGGAAAAACAAAATGTCGTAATGACATCAACAAATAAGGAGAATAGTAAAATGGGTAGAAAAGCACTAACAAGAACACAGAAGTTCTTAAATGCACTACTAAGAGGTGAAGCCATCTCATGGAAAGAAAGCCAATCTAAATTTGGTTTTAAATCTCCAAGAACTGTCGTTGATGGTTTGAGAAGAAAAGGCTACATGGTCTATATTAACAAGACCGCAAAAGGTACCTCTTACAAAATTGGTACACCAACTAAAGAAATCATTGCAGCTGGTTTAGCCGCAACAGGTAATTTAGTATATACTAGTTAATTTATAAAGGGGTGTTATCGCCCCTATATAGTTTATAGGCAGTTCTGTAAGTCCTATATTGATGCCTCTCGGTATCAAATTAGGGGGTGCTGGTGACGCACCCCCACTTGAAAAATAATAAATAGTCACTATATACATTATAGAACGCCTTTTTGGGTTCTATAATATGCCGCATAAGGAGGGCAACAAAACATGACACTAACTACATTCAATAAACTGAGACCATTTTCAATTGGTTTCGATTCACTTTTTGACGATTTTGACAGGCTCTTAGATACACCTGCACCGTCATATCCACCATACAATTTAATTAAATCAAAAGATGGTGAAAACTATAAAATACAATTAGCACTTGCTGGTTGGGATAAAGATTCCGTTGATGTTGAAGTCAAGGAAAATACCCTAACAATCAAGTCCAAAAAAGATGAGAATGAAAGTTTTGGTGATTATCTATATAAAGGTATTTCAACAAGATCATTTGAAAGGTCTTGGACACTATCTGAGGAGATGAAAGTTCAAGGTGCTAAATTTGAGAATGGGTTATTGGAGATTTCTTTAGAGAAAATTATTCCTGAAGAAAAGAAACCAAGAACTATTGATATAAAATAAAAATTTTAACTTGGGGGTTGACAACAACCCCCTTTTGTGATATAATATATTATGATTTTTAAATCTTCCAAAAAATTAATATTTTATTGCACGATTGAAGGTGTTGAAAAAACAATGCCTATTATATCATCAAAAGAAATAAAATATGATTGGATAAAACGTCTTACCTCTTCTTTTACAGATAAAAATTTAGATGTATCATCAACTTTCACAGACGGAAAAATAAGAAATGCCTCAAGATGTCCAGGTATATTTCAGATTAAAAATCAAGGTTGGATTCTTAGGGCATGGCAAGACATTGAATTGTCTTTAGATGATCCTGAATACAAATGGAGAACGCCACTTAATCAATTAAATTTATCTGAGGGTAGAGGTCAAGAGGATGTTACCCATCATGCTGAAATGGTGTTAACAGAACACTTTGAACATTGGCCAGAAAATGCTTTCTCTCAGATATTGAAAATTAATACACCTTGGTGTGTTAAGGTACCAAAGGGTTATGTTTTAAATCAGTTTCACCCATCATACTTAGATGATGATCGATTTACTTCTTTACCAGGAACATATGCACCAGAGTATGGAATAGGAACACTAAATGTTCCAATGATATGGCATAGTAAAACAGGCAGATTTTTGATAAAGGCTGGAACACCTATTGCTCAGTTAATTTTAAGTAAAAAAGAAAACATACCATTTGAAAATAAAGCTATTGATAACCAGTTTAAAAAAGAATTAAAAATACAAGATATATTAGAAAATATGAATTTTAAGAGAGTTTATAAAAATATTATTGACTATTACAAGAAAACATGATATAATGGTGACTGATGTTTAAATATGATGAACAGAAAATTATAAAAGAAATAGAAGACTATATTGAATCTACATATGGTCAACACTATTCTTCTAAAGATATTCAAGTGCAAGACTTATTTCAATCGATAGGTATTGCATCGGATTTTTGTCGTGGTAATGCGATGAAATATCTTGCCCGTTATGGCAAGAAAAATGGTAAGAGTGAAAGTGATTTATTCAAAGCCATACATTACATTATATTATTGATAACAAGTGAAAGGCAAATACAACATGCAAATAAGCGAAAACACTAGAGAAGTGTTAAAGAATTTTGCTGAGATTAATCAAAACTTATTAGTTAATCCTGGCAAGAAACTTTCAACAATCTCTACAATGAAGAACATCTTAGCGAAGGCTGAGATTGAAGAAGAATTTCCACAAGAAATGGGTATCTATGATTTACATGAGTTTCTAGGCACCCTTGGTTTGTTCTCTAAACCAGTGTTGAAGTTCGATGAGAAGAATATGGTAATCAATGAAGATGGTGTTTCTACAAAAACGAAATACTATTTCAGTGATCCATCTGTGTTAGTGGCACCAACAAAAGATATTAAAATGCCACCAATTGATGTTTCATTTACAATAACACAAACAGACCTATCAAAGGTCAAAAAGGCATCTGCCGTTATGCAGTTGCCAGATATTACTGTCACAGCAAAAAGTGGTGGTGATATATTCTTAACAGCAGTTGATAGTAAAAATTCAACATCAAACGATTATTCAGTCAAAGTAGGAGAAGAAGCACCTGCAGACTTTACTTTTCATTTTAAGGCAGAAAACTTTAAATTAATTGATGGTGACTATGATGTCGAAATATCTAAATCACTAATCAGTCATTTTAAACATAGATCCAAAAGTGTAGAGTATTGGATTGCATTAGAACAAACATCTAAATACGGTAGTTAATCGTGGTTGAAAACGATAACTTCTTATGGGTTGAGAAATATCGACCTCGCAAAATAGATGATTGTATTCTACCAGATTCACTGAAGAAAACTTTTCAGACGTTTCTAAAACAAGGTGAAATACCTAATCTCTTGTTATCAGGCACAGCAGGTACGGGTAAGACAACAGTCGCTCGTGCCTTGTGTGAAGAATTAGGTTGTGATTATATTATACTGAATGGTTCTGATGAAGGTCGTTCGATTGATACTGTAAGAAATAATATTAAAAACTTTGCTTCGACAGTATCGTTGGCAGAAAGTTCTGGTCCTAAAGTTGTCATTATTGACGAGGCAGATTATATGAATCCAGAATCAGTTCAACCTGCGTTAAGAAACTTCATAGAAACATTTTCTAAACACTGTCGATTTATCTTTACCTGTAATTTTATTAATAAGATTATTGCACCAATACACTCAAGGTGTACTGTTATTAATTTTAAAACAGATAAAAAAGATAAAACAAAGATGGCAGGTGGTTTTCATAATAGATTAAAAGATATATTGGATAATGAAAATGTTGATTATGATAATAAAGTTCTTGCCGAGTTAATTATCAAACACTATCCAGACTTTCGTAGAACAATCAATGAATTACAAAGATATTCTGTATCAGGTAAAATTGATACTGGTATTCTTGTTTCACTAAATGAACAATCTTTCAAAGACTTAACAAACATTTTGAAAAAGAAAGACTTTGTTGCTGTTCGAAAGTGGGTTGTTGATAGTATTGATAAAGATCCAAATCAATTGTACAGAGAGTTATATACAAATCTTTCTATAACAATGGATCCTAAAACACAACCTATAATGATTATGATATTGGCAAAGTATATGTATCAATCTGCTTTTGTGGCAGACCAAGAGATAAATATGATTGCCTGTCTAACAGAGATTATGGGTGAGTGTAAATTCAAATGACAAAAGATACACATTCAATAGTGCCTTTGTTTGCTGTTCCATTATATGTAAACGAAGGTATTAAGTTCTCAAACAAAAGTTTGAACTATATTAAGAAACTAGATTATAAAACAATTAGTGGTTCAAATGGTAAGATATT